GTGACCGAGCCCGTCAAGCCTGCCGTCACGAAAGAGCCCGCAGAGTCCAAGGTCGACCACATCGCGGAAATCGCCGTCCTCGCCAACTCGCTGACCACCGCGAGCCCGTCCGGCGCCGAGAGCATCCGGGATCAGATCCTGCAGCACTGCGCAGACATCAAGGACCCCAAGGCCTATGACGCGCGCATGGCGGCCCAGAAGAAGGCCCATGACGAGGCCGAGGCCGCCAGCAAGAAAATCCGCGAGGCCGACAAGGCGAAAGCCAAGGCCGCTTGATGCAGATCTGAGCCAGTCCGATGCAACCGCTTCTTCAGCCCCCGGAGCCCATGACAGCCGGGGGCGGAGTCTCGTCTATCGATGATGACAGCGCTCAGTATCTGAGCGTCGACAAGCTGAAGAAGCAGTATTACGACTATCTCGGCGCCAAGACGGCCGAGGTGGAAGAAGCCCGCGAAGCCCGGCATTATTACCACGGCGATCAGTGGACCGATGCTGAAATCGCCGTGCTGCAGCGGCGCAAGCAACCGGTGGTCACATCGAACCGGATCGAACGGAAGATCAACGCTGTTGTCGGCATCGTCGAGAAGTTGCGGCAGGATCCGAAAGCCTACGCTCGGACGCCGCAGCACGAGCAGGGCGCTGACGTTGCGACCGCGGTCATGCGGTATTGCCTGGACACCAACGATTGGAAGTCCAAATCCACCCGCAACGCGCGGCTGGGGGCGATCGATGGCATTGCCGGCGTTGAGTTCGACCTTGAGACGGGAGATGTCGGCGATCCGGATCTGGCGATCCACATCGTCTACGCTGACACCTTCTTCTACGATCCAAGGTCGTTCGATGAGGGCTTTACCGACGCCCGTTACATGGGCATCGCGAAGTGGATCGACGTTGACCAGGCCAAGGAACTGATCCCATCGAAGGCGTCCGAGATTGACGACCTGATGGAGACAGGATCAGACGTCACGACCTCTGCGGACCAGGACCGGGAGCGGGTGTGGGTCAACACCAGCCTGAAGCGGCTGCGGATGGTCGATCACTGGTACATCATGAAGGGGAAATGGTGCTGGACGCTCTATATCGGGAACACCGTCATGATGCAGGGCCAAAGCCCGTTCCATGACGAGAAGGGCAAGACGTTTCCCCGCTTCCTGATGTTCTCGGCGGCTGTCGACCACGATGGCGACCGTTACGGGTTCATTCGGAACCTGAAGAGCGCGCAAGACGAAATCAACATGCGCCGGTCGAAGGCGCTGCATCTGCTCAATACGCGCCGCGTCGTGTCCGAAAAGGGTGCGGTTGACGATATCGAGATTGCGCGGCGCGAATGGGCCAAGCCGGACGGATGGGTTGAGGTCAACCCGGGCCTGAAGATGGAGCCGGACGAGTCCGCCAATCAGGATTTCGCCGGCCAGCTCGAAATGCTGCAGGAGGCCAAGACCGAAATTGAAAACTTCGGGCCAAATCCGGCCTTGATCGGACAGGGCCTTGAGGATTCATCCGGACGGGCGATTGCGCTGCTGCAACAGGCAGGCATGGCCGAGCTTGGACCGTATTTGTCGTCCTTCAAGAACTGGAAAATCCGGGTTTACCGCTGCATCTGGAATATCATCACGGAGCATTGGAAGGCCGAGCGCTGGATCCGGGTCACCGATGACCAGAACGTGGCGCAGTTCTTCCAGATCAACAAGCTTGAGGTTGACCAGTACGGCCGCCCGGCGATTGTCAACGCCATCGGCTCCATGGATGTCGATTTCATCATTGACGAGGGTCAGGACAGTATCAACATGCAGGCCGACGCGGCGATGACGCTGCAAAACCTCGGCCCGCAGTTCGCCCAGCAGTTCCCGGAGATCGCGATCGAGCTTTCGCCGATCGAGTCCGTCATTAAGACCAAGATGCTGAAGAAGATCCAGGCTGCGCAGAATGCGCCTCCCAAGCCTGACCCGAAGATCCTCGCCCTACAGGCCCAGCAGCAGCTTGACCAGCAGGCGGCGGCCCAGGCGGCCCAGCAGAAACAGGCTGAGTTCGTCGCCGAGCAGCAGCGCGAAGCGGCCAAGGCCGAGTTCATGCGCCAGCAGACGCAACAGCAAATGGCGTTCGACTGGCATCTGAAGGAACAGCAGGCCGGGCTTGAAATGGAGATCGAGCAGCGCCGGGCGCAGAACCAGATGCGGATCGACGCCATGAAGGCGGCTGCAGGCATCGAGGCGGCGAGGGCCAAGGGCGAGGTTGACGCGGAGATCGCGCGGGCCAATGCCAAGCCAAAGGCCGACGCAGAGTAATCGCACGAGCCGGCGACACAGGCTCAAGACGACCCCGCACGCCTGAGCGACATCAGGCAAACGTCTTCGCACGATACGCGAAAGGGTAAAATATGCCGATTGAAGCACTTGAGGGATTGACGGACCAGGACCTGTTCAACGAGGCCAACGCGGACGAAGTAGCGGCTGATGAAGTCGAGACCGAAGCCCCGGAAGCCGAGACTGAGCAGGACGAGCAACCGCGCGACGACGCTGGTCGTTTCGCTGGCAAGCCAACCGAGGAGCCTGAGAAGCCCGTTGCGGAGACGCAGGCCGAAAAGCCTGTTGTCGATGACAACGCGCCGCAGGTCCCGTCGTGGCGGGTCAGGGAGATCAACGAAGAAAAGCGGGCGCTCGCCGAACGGCTGACGGCACTTGAGACCGAAAGGAATCAATGGCTGGCAGAACGTCAGCGGCTCACGGCGCAGGACAAGCAGGCTCCGAAGGTGGAGGCGGCCAAACCTGATCCGCTGCTCGATCCGGAAGGATACGAGAAGTACCTTGAAACCAAATTCGAGGAACGGCTCCTGAACGACCGGCGCGAGTCCAGCCTCGCCAATGCCCACAAGACATACAAACAGGAGTTCGAAGAGGCCTACGCGGCTGCACAGAAGCAAGTCGATCCTGCGCTCAAGGCTCGCATGCAGCAGTCACGTGACCCCGGCGAAACCCTGATGGAATGGCACCGTGAGCAGAAAACCCGTGCTGAAGTCGGCAACGATCCCAACGCCTATTTCCAGAAGAAGCTGGACGCATGGCTTGCTGACCCGGCCAATCAGGCCAAGGTCATCGAGCGGGCGCGCAGCACTGCACAAGCACCCCAGCCGGGAACTCGCCAAGGCGCCTCGGCTGTTTCACTTCCTCCGTCCCTAACCCGTGCCACCAACGCATCCACGGACAGCTCCGAGGATGACAACGACATCTCGAATGATGGGCTCTGGCGCCACGCCAACGCCTAAAACCGGCCGAACCCCTGATGACCGACCCGCCTTGATGGCGGGTTTTTTATTGGGCTGACGGCTTCAGAAAGGACAAGCCGTCATGGCTCTCACTACGATCCAGGCCAACAACAAGGTCATCAAGTTCACCAAGCAGGTCAATCGGGAATGGGTTCGCGAGAACTATTTCTCGACCTACATGGGCGAAGCCATCACTTCGATCATCCGCAAGCGCATGGAGCTGACCTCCGGCGGCGAGCAGATGAACATCCCGATGGTCGCCCGCCTCGCGGCAACTGCCGTCGCCTCCGGCGCGCTGGCCGGCAACGAAGAAGTCATCGACAACTACGGTCTGCGAGCCTGGATCGACTGGGGTCGTAACGCGGTCAAGACCAACAAGGCGGAAAAGCAGAAGGATTCGGCGGCGATCTTCGATATTGCCCGCCCGCTTCTGTCGGACTGGCTCAAGGAACTGACCCGTGACGAAATCTGCGATGCGCTCTATGCGCTGGTGTCGGAATCGGCGCCCGCCGGGCTTGGTTCAGCCGCCGGCCAGCGCGTCAACGGGATCCTGTTCGATTCCTCGACTGCGGCCCAGAAGAACACTTGGGTGGTGGACAACGTCGACCGCGTTCTGTTCGGCAAGCTTAAGTCGAACTACTCGGCCACCTTCGCCACGGCGACGGCGACCCTGGACACGACCGACGACAAGTGCAATCGCGCTGCCATGCGGCTGCTCAAGCGCATCGCCCGCACCGCCAACCCGCGCATTCGGCCGTTCAAGACGGTCGACGGGAAGGAATACTTCGTGGCCTTCCACGGCACG